CAACATGTCTTGTGGGAGGATAGGGCAGTGCGTATAGGTCAGGAGGACATTCAAAGACTTGAAGCGGAACTTTCCTAAGACACGATTTCATTAGCGTTCGTACGTATACGCAGCTAGTATACAGCCATTGCGTAGGACAAGAGCAATGCGGTTCAGCTCGTATGTAGACAGACGGAGTTGGTATGTACCGTCTGGTAGGTTGCTCAAGTCTTGCTTCATGTCGGAGGGATCCAAGGGAGGGTTTTTCGCACGGCCCTTGCGTTGAGTTTGAGACAGTTGTGGAGTGTCCTCGTCATCAGCCTTCTCGTCCGCAGATGCCTCGATCTCATCATCCGGACGCTCATCCACTTCAGCCTCGCTCTCAGAGTCTGATGACACACGAATAGTCAGTTTTACTCGTCACAAACCTCACGCAATATACGCTTGAACTCATGGTGACAGTGCAACACTTCATAGTAAGCACGCCACAAGCAGCCCTCAAGTTCCGACTTGTTGGCCTTACTACCTTGGTTGAGGATCGGTTCGGTCAGGGTCACAGTGTTGCCAGTGTTAGTCACCATGCTGCGAATCCGGTTGATGTCATCACGAGTCAAGGCCTTGGAGCGGGCTCTCTCATCAACTTTGCGACGCTTGGGGTTGATGGCCACAAGGACGTCAGAGCAGTTGTCGCAGCCGGTGCAGTCCGGGTCTTCACACTCCGCTGCGATGAACGCTTTGTCCTCTTCCGTGGGGGAGTCGTCAGGCTGCGCTTCGGTGGAGTCCGACGCTTGAGTGGCGGCTTGGGGACGCTTGCCGAGGGTTCCTTTGACTCTTGGCGCAGCTGACTTGGTTTCGACGTCAATAGGCGGAGGCACACTTCGCAGGGCAGGCCGTAGCGGTTTCGAAGCTGTTGTGGACATCCTGTTATCTTGGAGGAGTTAAAGTCCATAAGACGTTTGAGTTATGATGATGAAAATGACCCTCCAAGTAGCCACCCTCCCTTTTGGATGCCCACAATGAGTTTTGACGTGTCCGGACGTGTCCGGACGTGTCCGCGGAGTCGTCCTTGTCAAAAAATCAAAGTCGTCACGTGTCCGCGGAGTCGTCACGTGTCCGCGGGGTCGTTGAATTGCTCCGGACGTGTCCGCGGAGTCGTCCTTGTCATCGGTGAATTGTTTCGTGTCGGTGAATTGCTATGAATTGCTGATTTCTCGCCTGAATTGCTGACTTCTCGCGCTTGCAAGGCTTTTCGCTTGCAGTGCCATCCATTAGAATTTAGGCAAGCGGTCCTTGGACCGCGCGCAGCGGGAGCCTGGGCGGGAGCCTTCGGGCGGGAGCCTTCGGGCTGCCCCGCGGAGCCTGCGGGGCCCCGGCGCGGAGCCTGCGCCGGGTGGGAGCCTGTCGGGCCGGGGGGAGCCCGCGGGCGGGAGCCTGGGCGGGAGCCTGCGGGGGGGAGCCTGGGCGGGAGCCTGGGATAACGTTTAAGCCCGCAACCACATTTATGTGGTAGGGCGCGCACATGCCTTCATGTGCAAGAAAACCAAACGCCAACACGTTTTCGAACAGAAGAAAAACATATGTCTGCGAGCTTGCGAGCAGACATCCCGACCAGAGGTTGCTCCCACTTCTCGCCAGAGAACCCCCTAGCGAGCCCCCGCACCACGCGGGGGCGAGCACCCCCTAGCCGCTCACTTAATATTATTAGCGGCTAGGGGGTTTAAGGGAAAAATGGCGTCCCGCCCCCCAAATGACCAAATTTGCCCAAATTCGGCCAAATCGATCCAAATTTGGTCCAAAATCGAATTTCAGAATCATGGCTCCCAGACATGGTGGCCTGACGTATACGGTGCTTTGCATCAGGCGTCCCTCTGGGTTCAAGTCTCAGGGCCACCACTATTTATGCGACCCCTCCAGATTCTGTCTGGAGAACCGGGCTCACCAGCCTGGAGGTTGCCCTCTTTTTTGTGACCTCCTTTTCTGCCTGATTCTGACCTCCTCGGGAGCCTTCGTTGGGAGGGCCGAGGGAGGGGGGTTTCAAGGGGGGAGGGACGGGGCCCTGGCCGTCCCTTCCCCCTTGAGAAGGGCACGCAACACCATAACAAGCAATGAAATTCAAGCAGCGTGCCCCATGTCGCAGCGTAAGCAAGACACCGTTTATGGGTTAGGGACGTTCCATATTTTCCCAATATGGAAGACGAGAAGATCTCTTCCTCGTCCACTACCGTATCTTACCTTCCTATCGGCAAACGCATTCGGCTCGCGAACCCTGTTCAAGACGTCACACCACCACCGAAGGCGTTCATCTATTCTCGAGCTCCTGCTCCGGCTTTTCCAGTGCTGCCGACGACCGAAGACCTGTCTGAGATAAAATCCTACGATCTATGGCAGCGCCCGCACCTCTCCTTACCCCCGCTCAACAAGAGTGGCAAAAGTACTTCACCGCTCGAGGCTACGTTAGAAAGTTTCGCCGAGAAAATACTCTCTACCGCCGTATGCAGAAGTACTACACTCCAGGCGGAGATGAAATCCAAGTTCCAGCTCGTCGCGCAAAGTGGACAGGACGTGGAGCGTATCGCCGCGGAGCTTATCGACGCCGCCGGCTCCCTCTTCGAAGAACTTTTGGAGCTATGCGATCAGGCCGTCGGCTCTATGGACGACGGCGAATGTATGGACGAGGTGCGTACTGGTACCCTCTCGCCCGTATCGGAGCAGGCCTTGCCTGGCAAGCCTTGAAGAAGTTTCCTCGCAGTAAGCTTGCTTATCGATTTCCTGTTGTTAGGTAATTGACGCCTTTTTGTCATTAAAGGCCAAGTTTTGTCAAACGCTGGTTTGCTTGCTCGGGCTGCGGGATACTATTTTCCGAAATCTGTTCCTGATGCGTATATGCATTATGGTCCTGCTGTTTATAACTGGGCTCGTCGTCGTATATATGGCTCAGGTGCCTACGGAGACAATGCAAGCGCAGTAGGCTCTAACGCTCGGATGGAACAGCAGATCCCGACGTTCTCTTCCAACAGTTTCGAAGATGATGCCAACTGCGTTACTGTGTCTCGCGAGGAGTTTATTGGCGATATAGTCTCCTCGCAGGCTTTCCTTGTGCAAGCAGCCCTCACGATCAACCCGGGTGTGGAAGAGGTGTTCCCGTGGTTGTCTAAGCTTGCTGTGTGCTTCTGTATGTATCAGTTTGAGTCGTTGATCTTCACGTACAAGAGTACCTCTGGCGCTCTCAGCACTACGCAAGCTCTCGGTCAAATCATCGGCAGTGCCAATTATAATGCTTATGAGGCTGCTCCTACTTCTAAGCAGATGATGTTGAACGAGGTGTTTTCTGACAGCAAAGTGCCAAGTGAAGATTGCTACTTCCCGATCGAGTGTGATCCCAAGCAGACGTCGCAGAATGGCCTTCTGTTCATCCGTGGTGGTTCGGCCACTTCTGGTGATCAGCGTATGTATGATTTAGGCAATTTCTACTTGGCTTCCAACGGTCAGACCACAGACGGCACCAAGCTTGGTGAGCTGTGGGTCTCGTACAAGATTCGTCTGTACAAGCCTCAGTTGCCTGCCAGCGGTATCAGTGCAACGAATCTGTCCATCATCGCCAATTCTGCGTACACCAATGCAGCGCCTTTGGGTTCGGGTACCCAAACGGTGACGCAGAATGATCTGGGTCTGACCGTGTCCGGAACGGTCATCACGTTCCCTGCTCTGATCCAAGGTACCTTCTTATTGAATACTTGTTGGTCAGGGACTGGTGGGGTGTCGTTTCTTGCGCCTACTGTTACGCTTTCGAGCGGCATTACGCAAAGCCTTATCAGAACGGGACCAGCTGCCACAGCTACCAATGTGAAAGCTGCTGTGCAAGTTCTGGTCCTGGTGGTATCGCCTTCAACGACACCCCAGACAGTGACCTATAGTGGCACAGGGACACTGCCTACGAGCAGTACCAGCATGACCATTCTGTGCTGTCATTCCTAACGACTTGGTGTGCTAGGTACGTTCCTTGTTACGGTCCGATGGACTGGGTCGTCTGTCGCGTATACGCCACCCTCTATTACTGCCCTCGCGGGTGGTAATATCTCAATTGCCACTACTCCTACTGGTGGCAATGGCTTCGTGCCTGCGTCTGGCGAGACTTGCACGGTGGCTGAGTATTCCGCGAGGGTGGTGGTATTGCCTTCTACGACCGCCCAAACTTTGACGTTTGGCGGTTCGGGCACATTGCCGAGCTCTGGCAGTTCGTGTGTTATTCAAGTCGCTGGCAATACTTAACAAGTCTTGTGCTGGTACGTAGGCAATTACTCTGTGTATCTTGTTTGGGAGGCTAGTGGCTCCGTTGCGTGGAGCCCTCCTGGTGTCGTTGCAAGTTCGAATATCACAGCTAGTCCTTGGTTTCCAGGTGTTGCGACTCCGGAGCTGTTTTGTGTGGCCAAGGATGTGTCTATTTTCTTTTTGTTGAACATAACCTCCAGCACGTCTGTTTCAACTTTGACATTTGATGATACCGGTTTTTTGCCAACCGGAGGTGGTCCTGTAAATCTCAATGTCATTGGAGGTTCATCTTAATGTCTGTGTGTTTGTCCGGCCGCGCTTGCGCGGCCGCCGAGTGTCTTTTTTGATAAATCCGCTTTTACGCACGTTCACTGACCTCCTAAGAGGGCCTCTGACCTCCTCGTCCGCGCGCGACCGCGCGCGCCTAGTGTTTTTTGGGAGCCCCTGCGGGGAAAAAAATGGCGGATTTTGACGCCATCTTTGATAATGGCGCCTTAAAAATGGTGAATTCAAGATGGCGGCATCATGGCGCATCGATTGGTATAGGTTTCAAGCCCAAACACTCATTTATTAAGAAGATGCAAACACACGGTGATTATATGGCGCATAGCCCACGAGTAGTAAAGATGCCCTTGAAGGGCGCATTATAGACTCCTTCTCTTATGGAGATGGGTGCACCTCGTAGGGATTGGGGTCCCTGCGAGGGTCGAACAGTAGTTGGCCGGGTCCCAGTTCGATGAAGTTGAATCGCTCCTCCACTGCTGGCATGTGCTGACCGTAGCTTGGCGGGATGTTGGACAGCACTATCATGATGCGATTCTGGAACGCCGGCCACTTCTTGTTGCAGTAACGCTGATCTCCGTGGATGTCCTTCGGAGTGGTGTAGTAGTTGCTGCAACCACTGATCTCTTCCCAGCTGGGAAAGTGATCGTCCCAGGTCAAGACCAGCTCGCCCTTGTAGTTGTCGTACGGCTTCGTAGACTTTGAAGGGACAGAGAAGACACGGACACCCTTGAACGTGGATTCCAGCCATGTGGTCTTGCCACTGTTCGGTGGGCCGATGATCCAGTAATGGCGCTTCTTGCCTTGTCCGGTCATCGGCGGAATCCTCAGGCGTGCAGGGAAGGGGATAGGGAATAGAGGTTCCGGCTTCGATCTCCAAGAGCGATGATCCGCCCATGCAGTGTGATCTGCAAACTTCTTGCGGAAGTCCTTGCTGTTCTTGAACAGATCCAGATCGAAGTCCACATAATTCCCGTCCTTCATGCAGTACTCGGCAGCAAACTGGCGATCCGTAGGGCTCACTCCCACCTTGCGTATATTCGGATGGTAGTTCTTGCCATTCTCCATGATGTCGAAGCAGCGGGCACTCTTGAAGTCCGGTGCCTTGCGGAAGCTGCCGAAGACATGCAAGTGGAAGCTGCCGTCCCAGTGTTGTTCTCGCCCCGCAATCGCATGAGAGAACCAGTTGATGCCGAGCTTGTGGCGCAAGTAGTCCAACATGTCTTGTGGGAGGATAGGGCAGTGCGTATAGGTCAGGAGGACATTCAAAGACTTGAAGCGGAACTTTCCTAAGACACGATTTCATTAGCGTTCGTACGTATACGCAGCTAGTATACAGCCA